CAGTATCTCGAATAAAAGTAGCTAGAGTTGTACCGTTTACTGTGATTGCATCTGCTTCTAAAGTACCGTCAATGTCAGCATCACCTGAAACATCTAAGGAACCTGCATCAAGCTCACCTGTTAACGTAATATTTCTAAAACTAGACACATCTTTGTTGGAATCAACAGTAACCGTTTTACTAGCTACTACCGTTCCAACGGAAGTGCCTGTGTCATTGTAATTGAGTTCTGCTGCGGTGCTTGTAACACCATCTAGTATATTAAGTTCCGCTGCGGTGCTTGAAACACCGTCAAGTATATTGAGTTCTGCTGCGGTTGATGTTACTGCGGTACTTCCTATAACTAAACCACTTGCAGGTACGACTACTCTTGCATCTCCCCCAAGAATTAAATCGTCGGCTGACGTATCCCAAAGCATGTAAGCACTTGCTGTATCACCGAAAAACTTAACGTCATACCCAGTATCATCTACACCCACTGTAACCGTCGCATCAATCTGTACGGCTCCGTCGATGTCTACAGCATCTAAATTTGTAGTTCCGTCAATGTCAGCATTACCACTAATATCAAGTGTGGCTGCATCTAACTCTCCAGATATAGTAATGTTTGTTCCGCCCGTTATAGCGCCGTCCATCGCGACAGCACCATTAATATCTATTGTAGTTGCAGTTAATTCAATTTCAGTATCGCTTACGAGGTCCAATACACCATCAGCACTTTGATGAATGTAAGTTCCGCTATCGCCAAACTGTAGCTGGTCGGTACTCGAAAGAAGTAAACCCGTATCTACTACGTGCGTCAGAGAAACATCTTGGTCATCTCCAAAATTAATTACCGCGCCATCCGCAAGAAAAAGGTCACTAAACTCTAATGCAGATGTTCCAAGGGCTGCACCATCAGAAGCGTCAGGTACAAAAGCGGTAGTTGCAGTTATTGTAGTACCTTGAATAGTGCTAGAACCTGTTAACGCACCTGTGACTCCTAACGTAGTACCAATAGTTGCAGCCGCATCTACCGTTAGCGCATCTGTGGTTACTGTACCATCAAAGTACGCATCTTTAAATTCTAATGAGCTTGTTCCTAAGTCTATATCGTTATCTGTTACTGGTACAATTACTCCATCCTGAAATCTAACTTGCTCTACGGCAGAACTTGAAACTTCTACAAACACTCCCCAACGATTATTTGTACTATCTGCTACAATCTTATTTAAAAAATCTTGGTCACCTATAGTATGAATATTACCGCCTTCAGCAGCGGTTCCGTCATGGCGGTGTCCTGTTGTTCCAGAAGAAGCGTAAGAAAACGCATTCAGAAGTTGATTGAACTCGTTATTAAATAACGCTGCGGTTATGGTATCTCCGTCTGAAAATGAACTTTGTCTTGTGTAACTGGTAGCCATTCAAATTATCTCCTGTTCGTAGGGGTGTAGTCTATATAAAAGCCATTAACAGAATAAGGAGCACTTGTATCGTCTGTTCTAATTCTATAACTAGATGTAAAACCACTTCCTTGTACTGCCTGTCTGACCATAGGGTCGAGAGTTCCTCCAAATATTCCTGTATTAAACACAGCAGTACCGAAAAGAGAAGGTAGGGGAATAGTATCTAGAGTATAATCGGTAGGTTGAGGTTTATCAGTAGCCTCGTAATCATATCTTACTCTTAGAATTGGTGTAACTGCACCTGTTGGTGATATAGAAATTTTAACGTAATTTAATGTTTTTAAAGTTCCAACATCTCCAAAATCATAATTAGGTGTCACATATGTTGCTCTAATACTTGCCGAAGAACCCGAATGATAAAAAGCATTACCCGAATTGTGTACATATACATAACCGTTATTGTCGCCATGAAATGTTTGTTCTACACCAGCGTAATTAAATCCCGACGTAACTGCTCGACATTGAATACCTTTTGTTTCTGACCACTCAAATCCATTACTTGTAAGTGCACCAATAATTCCTTTGGCGGCTGTTGAAGTTTCTGTGGTAGTTGTATAGAAAAGTCTGTATTGAGATTTCTGTCTTAAAACTACGCTGTCTATTACATAAGTATTAATGTTACCTGAGATATTATTTAGAATTGGTTGAATCTGGCGACTTACTGAACTAAGTTCTACGTCACCAATTCGGGCTGTTCCTGCAATAGTTCTTACACCATCAGGACTTAGAAAAACTAGGTCGCCACCAATTTCTTGTATACTATGATTATCTAAACAACCTACATTTTTTGTTACAGGCGTTATTACAATCGTTGAACTGTTGTTTATATTTTCAAGCTTATAAATACTGTTCTTACAAAAAATTACTAAGTCATCTCGAAAAGAACGTAAGCCAACGACCTTATCATCTAATTTAACCGTACCTGACCCAGTGCTTGTAAAATCATCTATATCGTCTGTCCCACTATAATAAATTGTATTAGGAGTGTCTGTGTTACCTCCAACAACTAAATGTCTGTCGTGAACAATACAGGTTTTGGGGTATACTGTTCCTGAAACCGTAATTTCTTTTGCGAAATAAGTACGATTACTTAAAGCTCCTGTGCCTGTCATTTTAAAATAAAAAGGTTTTGTAGCAGAAGACTCATCAGTGATTACAAGTTCTCCGTAAGTTGAATCACCTTCGTATAATGTAAAATTACACTGTGCTTGGTTAGTTCGAGCAAGTGCAGAGCGTCCTGTAAATGTAGAATAGTTATCTCCTGCTGCATCTACTGAAGCTCGATTAATTTGTAGCCACGTTTCTCCTTCTAAAGTAAAATAAATATTTGTTCCAGAACAAGCAACAAGGCCATCTGCATACACAAAAAGACCAAGAACAGGATTACCGCTGTTAGGTCTTGTTGCGTCGTCATCTCCAAAAGGAGCAAAACCATTTACACGTCGATAACCCCCATCAGAATCTACTTCAAAATTTTCAAGAGTTGTAGCAACTCCAGGTTGCGCAAGCATCTCAAATTGATTTAAATTTGTATTAAGACCACCCTTGCACGATACGCCATATGGTTGTGATTGTGCCACTATACAAACCTTATACGGTCATCTTTAAAATAATTTGGTGTTGCATCTAGCAGATGTAGTTTCATTGTTCTTAAACCACGTCTATAATCTTCTAGAGAAAAAGCAGCGTTTTGAGCATTGTCTTTAAATTGATGCAAGTAGTATCTTGCTCTATTAATAAGCACAGGAACGTACAAGTCTGGAAAAACTATTGCATCTCCATGTGCAGAAAGTTCTGTAGGAAGACTATACGCGTAAAACCAAATACGATACACTTGGTCGGGAATAGGTGACAGTCCAAATTTTCGATTATCAGGACTTTTAATTACTCTTGAAGGTGTACCACCATTTGCTTGGTCTGCATCATCTTTATTTTGTCCGAGTCTAAAATAATCTTTCCATTCTTCTGTGCTTGTGTACCGTAAATTACGAATAGTATGAGGCGCACTTTCACCACTTACGCCTACAGTTGTCAACATAAAGTTATCCCAATCTACGGAACCGTAGTCATCTTTTATACTACTTGCAGCTGTCTTTAGTTCGTACCAACGAGTGTTAGCAACAGTTTCAATATAAGTGTTACCGTACATTGGGTCTGTTGCGCCTGACTCGCCAACAGCTAAAAAGGGCCACTGAGGTTCTTCGTTTACTATATCAAGATAAGACCTGTTTACAAGGTCTTTAGCGTGCGTCTGAATACCTTTAGAGTCAGCAAAATTAGCAGCAGTTAACTCTACTTCATTTAGTTCTCTTAAAAGCTCATTAGCAAGTTGAAGATAGGTCGTAGCCATAAATTAGTATCCTGCAGTTTTCATCCGTTGTTCAGAACTGTATTTAACTCCTTGCTTGTGCCCTGAGTTATTAAATTTATTTTCGAGTTCAAAAATATTTTGATGGTCCTGCTTACCATCCGGTACTTTTTTTTCTTCGGGTTGAATACCCATTTCACTAAACGACAGTAACATCTGCATCATTTTAGTTTCTCCTTTTCTGTAGCCTCTTTCTTAAAAATGCGACTATAATTTTCATCGTACTTTGACTTATTAAAATTCTTACGAAAACGGCTTTCTTTACTCACTTTTGTACCGGTGTGCATTACAAAAGGTTTTTCGTTACTTCCTAGCTGTGGCATTTTAAAAATTCCTTGAAAAGGCTTGGGGGCCTTTTACGCACAAAAGACCCCCTTACCTCGTTACGGTTAGTCGATTCCGTAGAACGCTGACACGAGTGCTTCACCTCGTAGAACTTTACCGCCATAGACGTGTAGACCACGCACGATGTCGCCAAAGCTATCAGGGTCACGAATAACTTCCGTGCTGGTGATAGTCTGAGCAGTAGCTGTCGAACTAATATGTCCAGCAATACACTTACCAGCCGCATTGGTGGTCGAAGCGATGTTGTTGGTTTTATACATATTAAATCCGCGAAGCTTACCAGAACTTACGAGACCATTTCGAATCGAACCTTGCCCAGCATTGTAGTCTACTGACAGAAGTTTCGAAGAGCTTTGAACAAGCACTTCATAGAACTCTGGATTCGCAAGAAACCAGCGTCCTTCTTCCGGCACATTCTGCTCGTCGAGAAGACGGGCCATGTGAGAAAGAACGTCAATAGGGTCATGTTCAGAAGACCCAAAACCAATGTCCAAGTTACCAGTACCATCAAAGGTGCCAGCAGCAAGGTCAGTCGCGCTGTCCGAACCTAGAACATGGTTAGGACTCGAAGCCGACACACCAGCAAACATGACAGCGATTACGCCCTCATCGAAAGCATCACGCAATGCGTAAGCTGCCGAAGACGTTGCCGCGTCTCGCCAGTTGACATGAGACATATTACTTTCAATATCATCAACGATAAATTTGAAAGCGTTTGCCGTATCGACAACCAGCGTCACTTCTTGGTCGGTTAGTTTAGTTGCGGTGACATTTGCACCACGCTCGTACTGATAAACAGTAATTTCCGGCTCTTTGATAATTCGTACACTATCACCAAAATTATTTATCTCACCCGCATAGTCCGTGTTCGTAATCGCTTCCGCTACAGAAGATTTACGAAAAAAGTTTAGAACCTGCTTAGAATAAACTTTAGGTAGAAAGAAAGAATTATTCTGACCACTTACAGAGTTACCAAAGTTGGCATTCGTATCTGTACTTGGTTCAAAAAACTGGTCTGATTGATTGTAAGCCATATTATTGCCCTCCTAGATTGAGTATTATTTTACTACTCTGCCTTCAGATATAGCTTGTTGTATTTCTTGTTCATACTTATCAAACTTGTCTAAAGACATTGCAGCAATTTCCCGTTCAGTCCAAATCTTAGGTTCTTTAGCGTCAATAGTTTTTGTTTTGGTTGAAACCATATCCGCTGCTGAACCCTGGTTTTTTACTCTGGACTGCGATTTAGTTTGAGTTTTTATCCCATTTTCTAATTTAAAAAGGTCAATGGCTTTTGAAGCAAGCTGAGCATTATCAGGATTATTATAAATCCAAGCCTGAATCTGCTCCGGTTGTGTTTCCGCCCACTCATGAAAA